ACTAAAAAAGGTTTATGAAACGTATGAAGAAACGGATGAGAAATAAATTAATAGCAGATGTATCAGCAGTAATAATTGTATTGCTGACGTTGCTAATTTTAAAATATATAATTGAATAATGTCAAAAAAGAAAATTACAGACCTTAAATTTGATAATAAGAATTTTAACAAAGGTACTGAATATGGTAAAAAGTTAATGGAAAAAAGCCTATCTAAATTTGGTGCTGGTAGGTCAATTTTAATTGATAAAAACAATCGTATAATTGCAGGAAATAAAACAACAGAGAATTTTGGAGAGTTAGGATTAGAAGATGTAAAGATTGTAGAAACGGATGGTAAAACATTAATAGCAGTTAGAAGAAACGACATTGATTTAGATACTCCTGAAGGTAGAGAGTTTGCATTAGCAGATAACCAAACTGCAAGAAGTAACATTGACTTTGATTTTGATAATTTAGAAAATGAATTAGAAGAAGATACATTAGAAGAATGGGGTATTGAAATACCTGAAGAAGAAGTGCTGGAAGCAGAAGAAGATAATTTTGATGAAGAATTACCTGAAGAACCTATAACAGTACTAGGAGATTTAATAGAGATAGGAGAGCATAGATTACTTTGTGGAGATAGTACAGATTCAGACCAAGTTGCAAAGTTGATGAATGGAGAAAAAGCTGATATGGTATTCACCGACCCACCTTATAATATTTCTTTTAGTGGCTCAATGAGTAACACAACAAAAGATGGGGTTATGGTTAAACATAAAGGAGCAAATCAAAAACACGAAGAAATTAAAAACGATTCTATGTCAGATAAAGAGTTTTATAATTTTATAGCTGACATATTAAAAGAGATTAAAACAAATTGTATAGGTGCGTTTTATATTTGTTTTGGCAGCCAAACATTAAACCAGCTTTTGCAACCATTTTTAGATTTAGGAATGGAATATAAAAGCATAATTGTATGGATGAAAAACCAAGCGACATTAAGTGGTAAAGATTACAAAGGAAGATATGAGCCAATTGTTTATGGTAGATTTAATGATGGTTTTTATGGGGAAAGATATAAACAAGAAGATATATGGGAATTTCAAAGAACATTAAAAAATGACTTGCATCCAACTATGAAGCCAATACCATTAATTGAAAATGCTTTAAATAATTCAAGTAAAAAAGGTATGAAAGTTCTTGATTTATTTCTAGGTTCAGGCTCTACAATGGTAGCAGCACACCAACTAAAAAGAAAATGTTACGGAATGGAATTAGACCCAAAGTATTGTGATGTAATAATAAAGAGAATGTTAAAATTAGACGATACACTAACTTTAAAAGTAAATGGAGTAGTAACAGACCACAAAAAGTATTAACGGCTTCAAAACGGCTTAAAACGTAAAATATGGCAAAGTTTGGTAAAGATATAGATCCAATGGTAGGAAAGGCAACACAATTTCCACACAATGATCCAACAAAGGGAGGTAGACCTGTATCAATAAAAACACAAGTAAAAGATTTATTAGAAAGCGAAGGTAATATAACTATACCATCAAATCAGGTTGTAAAAATAAATGATGATGGTTCTGTAGTTATGAAAGTTCCTACACAAATGCAAATAGCAATGAAACTACAAAGCTGGGCAATGAGTAAAAAAGGAACAGATAGTTTAAAAGCTATACAAATGATTATGGAGCAAATAGATGGTAAAGCAAAAGAAACAAAAGATATAAGCATAAATAGAGAACAGCCTTTATTTGATTAATGTTTCAAAAGACCACAGCAATAAAAAAAATATTAGCTTTAAACAAAAGAATTAAAGCTATACAAGGAGGTACATCAGCAGGAAAAACTTTTGGTGTTTTACCTATTCTAATTAATATAGCTATAAAGAATCCATTAACAGAAATTAGTGTTGTAGCAGAATCAGTTCCACATCTTAAAAGAGGTGCGTTAAAAGATTTTAAAAAGATTATGAATATGACTAACAGATGGATGCCTGACCATTGGAACGCAACAGATAAAAAATATACTTTTGCAGATGGTGGTTATATAGAATTTTTTAGTGCTGATGATGATGCTAAATTAAGAGGTGCAAGGAGAGATATATTATATATGAATGAATGTAATAATATGAGCCTACACGCATACACCGAATTAGCAGCAAGAACAAAAAAAGATATTTACCTAGATTGGAATCCAACAAGTGAGTTTTGGTTTCACGAAGAAATACAACAAGACAAAGATGTAGACTTTTTAATATTGACTTATAAAGATAATGAAGCCTGTCCTGAATCTGCAATAGAATTTATTTTAAAAGCAAAAGAAAAATCTAAAAAAAGTAAGTATTGGGAGAATTGGTATAAGGTTTATGGTTTAGGATTAGTTGGTAGTTTACAAGGTTCTGTTTTTGAAAATTGGAGAACAGGTGAATTTAACCCTGATTGGTTACCTAGTATATATGGGCAAGATTATGGCTATTCAAATGATCCTACAACATTAATTGAAGTTGCTATTGATAAAAAGAAGAAATTAATTTATGCAAAAGAATTGTTATATAAGACTAAATTAACAACATCTGAAATAGCAAATATTAATATAAGACACGCAGGAGCAAAATTAATTGTAGGAGATAGTGCTGAACCTAGATTAATAAATGAAATAAGAGCAAAAGGTTGTAATTTGGTAGCTACAAAAAAAGGTAAAGACAGTATATTAACAGGTATTAAAATTATGCAGGATTATGATATTATTGTAGAGCCTAATTCATTAAATCTAATAAAAGAACTTAACAATTATAGATGGCTGGATAGAGGTAATAAGCCTTGTGATGATTATAACCATTTAATAGATGCTTTAAGGTATGTTATATTTTATGAGTTATCCAATCCTAATAGAGGTAAATATTTCATACAATAAAAAAAGCACCTGCCACTCTCCCAAACTACAGATGCTTTTTCACTAATAAACAATAAAAATCAAATATAATTATTGCATATAACAAAAACAAAAAAAAATAGTTAATTAAATAGATATGAAGGCATCAATAACAATTCCTGATAATTTGAACGAAATATCTGTTGGACAATACCAGCGATATGTTGCAGTTACAAAAGGAATAGAAGGAGAGTTTTTAAACCAAAGAACAATAGAGGTTTTTTGTAATGTACCTTTTGAAAGAGTTATTTTAATGAAGCATAATGACGTTAAAGAAATAGCAGAACATTTAGTTGCATTAATAAACGAAGAAAATGTAGATTTTAAACATAGGTTTAATATAAAAGACCAAGAGTTTGGTTTTATTCCTGATTTAGATGAAATGACATCAGGAGAGTTTGCAGATTTAACAGCATATCTTGGTAAGCCTGAAGAAATGCACAAGGCAATGGCTGTTTTATTTAGACCGATAGTAAAGAAGGAAGGAGATAAATATGATATATGTGAATACAATGGTACAAAAGAGTTTAGCGATTTAATGAAGTATATGCCTTTAGGTATTGCTTTTGGTAGCTTGGTTTTTTTTTACAATTTAGCGAAAGACTTAACGAAAGGTACGCAACACTCTATCAGGGAGGAACTAATGAAGGAGGTCTTGGAAAAGTAGAGAACTTTGGTCGTAAGTGGGGGTTTTATCAAAACTTTTACACTTTGGCTCAAGGCGACATTAGAAGATTTGATGAAATAAGTAAAATGAATATACATACTTGTTTAACATATTTAAGTTTTGAAAAAGAGAAGAACGAAGTAGAAGCAGAATTAATAAAAAAGAGTTATAAGAAATGATAACATATTACAATTTACTAGATACAATAAAAACGCAATTACTAGAAGATCCTCAATGTAATTCTGTTACTGAAGGCTCAATATGGGAGATAGATTTAGCTAAACAAACTATAATGCCTTATGCACATATTCAAGTTAATAGTGCATCAATTACAGAACGTACAAATATATTTAATGTTACTGTTTTCTGTATGGATATTGTAGATAAGTCTAAAGAAGAAACAACAGATAAATTTAAAGGTAACGATAACGAACAAGATGTGTTAAATACACAGTTTGCAGTTGCTACAAGATTGTTAGAGTTAATGCGTAGAGGAGATTTAAGAAACGATAATTTTGCTTTATTAGAAGGTTCATCTCCAAGTCTTGAATCGTTTACAGAAAGGTTTGAAAACTTTTATGCTGGATGGGCAGCTACATTTGATGTAGAAGTTCCTAACGAAATGACTATATGTGGAACAGTTGCACCATCAGCTTGTGAAGATGCTTCATATAGTATTACAGATTCAGCAGGAACAGTATTATATAGTGGAACGATTGTATCAGGTGGATCATTAACACAAGCAATATCAAATAGTGCAGTAAGCAATTCTGACGATAGTTTTACAGCAAGTATATTAGCACAAGGAACATTAGCATTAGGAGATATAGAAATAACAGTTCGTAATAGTGCAGGAGCAACAGTAGGAACAAACACATTACCAGCAGCAGTAAATGGAACAGCAACAGCACCTGATGGAACAGTTAGAAATACAGATGGTAGTTATTCTTTAGCAGTAGTTTCAGGAACAACAGATGGTGTTATACCTGACAGCACAATGAATTTTAATGGTGCAAGTGAAGGAACATTTGTTAGTGTAAAAACAACATCAGTAACTTTAAAAGATGAAACAGATACAAACCTTACACCAACATCAAAAAGTTTAGCAAGTAATACATTAGCATTAGTAGTTCAAAATCCTGTAACAGTATTTACAAATATGTACACAGGAAAAGCAGTTTCACACGGAGGAACAGTTGAATCATTATCTTGTATAGATACATCAGATATTTTTACAGCAGCACCATTAGGAAAAATACAGCCATCAGCTTATGGAACAGGAAAACTAATTGCAATGAAGCCATTAGCTGGAGGTTTTGATTTAGACGTTGTAAGAAGCACGACAGCATACAGAACGAATAGCAGTAATTTATTAGAATCAGTTGCAGCGAATGTTCCAAGACTAGATTATGATGGTGTTACTTGTCCATCTGTTTTAGTAGAAGCACAATCAACAAATCTATTATTTTATTCACAGGAATTTGATAATTCTTGGTGGAAAAAAAATAGTTCAACAGTAACAGCTAATGATGCAG